ATTGGAGCAACTTCTGTAGAAGATTTATCATCGATGGAAGATTTGCATTTGCGCGATTTTTCAATTTACCTAGATTTGGATTTAGACGAAGAAGAAAGAGCGCAATTAGACGCCGATATGACAATGGCTATTGAAAAAGGTTATTTGGCATTAGCTGATAAATATAGAGTTTTGAATATTAAAAACTTTAAACAAGCAGTTGGATATATGGCTATTTTAATGGATAAATACGCTAAAAAACAACAAAAAATGAAGCAAGAAGATGCTATGCAATTAGCTGATGCAAATGCGCAATCAGCAGAAAGAGCAGAATTGGCAAGACAACAGACTGAACAATTAATAGGACAAATTAAATCTCAGGTTCAAGAAATTACAAATCAAGGGCTTATTGAAAAAGAAATTGTTCAAGGCGAGCAAAACAGAGAAACCTTAATGATTAAAATTCAAGGAGATAAAGAAGTTGCTCAAATTCAAGGCGGAGTTCAATTACAAAAACAAGAAGACGCTGAGGAAAGAAAAGATAAAAGAACAAAAATACAAGCGACATTGCAGTCAGAACTAATTGACCAACGCGCCAATAATAAATCGCCAAAAGATTTTGAAGAAGAAGACGAAGGAATGGAAATATTTCAATTAGAAGAAGATTAAAAACAAAACCCTATCAATTACGATAGGGTTTTTGATTACCTCTTGCTTAATGTTCCTTTAAGCCAATCCTCTTGAGGATGATTGTGTGAGTAAAGCAAGGCTTGAACTTGCAATGTGCCGACCGGACTAAAAATGGAGTTTAACCATTCCTTCACTCGTATTTCTACGAATAGCGTCTTCCAATTCCGCCATTTACTCAATTTAGGGAGATTGTCGCTCTCCCAAGTTTCGTAACTATGCGCTCATTCTTAATGGCTCATTGTTAAGGCGAATTACTTTGCCGTTTGTTTTTATGAAAAAATTCTCCTTAATACCTACTTATTTGCTTGTCATTTAAAGTTGGATTTTCCGCTTTTAAATTTTCCAACAAAATAGTTTCTTTAGGTTCTTGGCTCCAATCTTTTTGAGTAGCTAAGAAATCTGTGAAACTTGAATTTCCTGTTTTTTCTTTAAACTCTAAGAATTTTTCAACCTCTGGAGTTAATGCTTTAACTTCTTTTGGTTTTAAGTCTTCAAGTTTTTCAGCAGTAATACCTTTTTCTTTCAAAAAATTTAATACTGCGGTTTCGTCAATATTTGCTTGAACGTTTTCAATTGGTGCTTCTTCAATTGGTGCTTCTTCTACTGTTTCTACGACTTCTGTATTTTCAGCAGGAAGTTCTTCAATTACTTGCTCTACTGCCTCTACAACTTCAATTGGCTGATTGTTATCCCAGCTTTCTTCATTATGACTAGGTCCTTCCGAAACTCTTACGGTAATCGCAGAAACGTCATTATTCTGCTCTCCCGAACCACCGTTATCTTCAATCTCGTCTTTCATTTTATTAAATTTAATTGATTTGTTCAGCAAATGTATAAAAAAAATCTATTGTAAGTTAAATTGCTATACTATTTTTCTATTGTTGTTGGAAAAATGGATGAATATGAGTAGGTTTGATTTTAATTTAATAAATTATAAAACTTATGCAAAACAAAGAAAAACAACTAGCGTTATCTAATGAAATATTAGGATACTCTGAATTATTGAAAGAAGCTACAGAAGAAGAACAAGAAATATCCGATGTGTACTGTCCTCTAATTGTACTAACTTTGACTAAATTAATTCATTTACAAAAAGGGCAAGACGGAGTTGACGCGTTAAAAAAACTTTTAGATAAAATATAAATAAAAAACCCTATCGTAATTGATAGGGTTTTAATTTAAAAATTTTAATTATGAAAAAATACTCAGAAAATTTTGAAAGAGATTATAAATTCTATTTTGACAACATAGAGCATTTTACTTTTTGCGGAACCTCAACTTCAAAATTTAAAGCTATTGCTGATGAAAATGGTAAATCCGCTAAGGAAGTTTTTTATTCAATTGATAGCGAAGGTAAAAATTTACCAACTTGCGAACCTGAATTATTGGATAAACTACTTATGTGCAAAGCGTCTGTAAACTTTAACATTAGGCAATGGGCGGAAGGACGCGCTGATGGAACTTTGCCTTTTTGCGAATTTGCAGGAGACGGAGAAACTTTAGAATGGGAAGTGAAAGACGGAAATCCAATTCCTATTTATAAAAAATCGATGGCTATTGTTTATGGATTTCCGGATTGGGTAATTACGGCAGTAGAAAATCAAAAATCAAAAATACACAAAGAAAAAAACCTACTGCAATAGTAGGTTTTGTTTTTTTTAATCTTCTTCTAATTCGAAATTTTCCATTCCTTCATCTTCTTGCTCGAAATCTTTTGGGTCTTCATCGCGTTGGCGTTGTGTAATAAGCTCCGACTGCAATGTGGCTTGTTTTTTGACTCTCTCGTCCTTTCTATCTTCAAGTTCATTGAATTTATTCATAGCAACATTTCCGTTTAATTGAGCGATACCCATTTCTCCTTCTAACTTAACCTGCAACGTGGTTCTTTCCTCAGCGCCTTTAACTTTCTCTTTTTCAATAAGTCCTTGATTTGTTATTTCTTGAACCTGAGATTTAATCTGTCCTATTAATTGTTCGGTCTGCTGTCTTGCTTGCTCTGCCCTTTCTGCTGATGTAGCATTTGCCTCAGCTAATTGAGTAGCGTCTTCTTGTTTCATTTTTTGCTGTTTCTTAGCAAATTTATCCATTAAAATAGCCATATATCCAACAGCCTGTTTGAAGTTTTTAATATTCAAAACTCTATATTTATCAGCTAATGCCAAATAACCTTTTTCAATAGCCATTGTCATATCGGCGTCTAATTGCGCTCTTTCTTCATCGTCTAAATCTAAATCCAGGTAAATTGAAAAATCTCTTAAATGCAAATCTTCCATTGCTGACAAATCTTCAACAGAAGTTGCGCCAATTTTTCGAATTAAGTCTTTTTTTAGCTCTGGAAAGTATTTTAAAATATCAGAAATTCGGTAAGTAATCGCTTCTGCCGTTCTTTTTGTAATCATTTTAGAAGCGTCTAAAATATGACGAGTTGCCGTATTGGAATTTAATGATGCTAGTTTTTGCAATCCTACTAACGAATCTTTATCAGGAGTGCTTGCGTCACTTGCTTTGTTTAATCCAATAACTTCTCTTTGGTCATTTCTATACGAATCTCTTTCTGTTCTTAACGCTTGTAATTTTTGTAGATTTCCTGCAGTATTTAATTCTGTAACCGGCATTTTAGCGTAATTGTATTCTCCGCCACTTGTATAACTTCTGCCAATAATCGAACCCGTTTGAAAGAACATATCTAGTAAACTTTGTGGTTTTAATACTTGACCTTCTCCTAAATCAACTTCAGCTAATGCGTCTTCGTCAATAAAATAACCGTCTGGCATCATTCTTTGTATCATTTGTTGAGCTTTCAATTCGCAAATTTGAATTAAATCATCAATTGACATCATTCTAGCTACCAAAGAATCTAAATAGCTTTTTTCTTTATTTGGAGCAACCATAATTTGCCTTTTGCCACTTATTTTACCGTTACCGCATAAAAGTGCATTTAATGCATTTGTACTACTTTCCATTGCATAACCACCCTGTTCACCCGCTGTAGCTAATTGTTTATCAGCACCATCGCTATAAGAAGTTAATGTTACAACTCCTTGTTTGGTTAAATCGATTGTTGATTCTATGGAAGCTAATTCTCTTTGAAATTGAGATCTTTCTTCTGGGGTACCGACATTATTAGCTATTTTAAGATTAAGTTCTGCGTATCTATCAATTGCTCCTTTAAAAGTATCTTGCCAATCATTACCTAAATAGCCATTAGTACTTTTACCAATGTCCTTTAATAATGCTAACTTATTTTGCTCAACAGCAGCTCGGTTTGCAAGGTATTTTTTAGACAATGCTTCGTACTCCGAAGTGCTTGCTTCAATAGTTTTTACAATATCACCTGTTACATCGCTAGCAGCTTTTGACCATGCCGCTACAATTTCTGGTGTGTAATCTTTTGCTATTTCTGGATTATTGTATGCTCCCATATATTTTTATTTACTACCCTTTATTAATTCTCGCAATTTTTTCAGCACTCATATTATTAAATCCAGATGTTACAGCACTACCAATACCTGAAAACATATTTGCCATAGCCATTTGACCGGCTGCTCCTGCCGCATTTGCTTGATTTTGGAATCCTAGGGCCTCTGTTTGAGCTCTATCTAATTGAGCCATCTCTCTTTTTTCCGTTTCAGAATATTTAAACTGTGCTGCCGCGTTTGCTGCATTCTGCATTTTCTGAGCTACAGCATTAGCTCAAGCAGCGTTAAAATCAAAACAACAAATATCAGCAAGTATTGAATCACAAGAAGCAGCAAATGAGAAATTAAAAGCAGCAGGTGAAGAAAAACTAAATGAATTTAGAATTGCTGAAGCTCAAAAAATGCAGAATGCAGCAAACGCGGCAGCACAGTTTAAATATTCTGAAACGGAAAAAAGAGAGATGGCTAAATTA